ACATTAAGTCGCTTGAGGGCGTGGATATTTGTTGGATTGAAGAGGGGCAAAGCATAAGCAAAGCCAGTTTTGAAATTTTAGACCCGACAATCAGAAAAGCCGGCTCCGAAATTTGGGTGAGTATGAATCGCGAGCAGGAAAATGACCCGATATGGAAAGCGATTGCGGCTAACCCTGACGAGCGGACGCTTGTTTGTAAAGTTAATTACTACAATAATCCGTATTGTCCGGAAGAAATGCGCTATTTGGCGCAAAAATGCAAAGAGCAAAACCCTGACGACTACGAGCATATATGGCTGGGTGCGCCGGTTAATCAGGGCGATACGAAATTGATTGCGGTTAAAGACGTACGCAAAGCGCAAGAAAACCGCGTAGCACAATCCACATCGCCGTTGGTGGTGGGTGTGGATATTGCCCGTTATGGCGACGATAAGACGGTGTTTTGCTATCGGCGCGGGCGGTATTGTTTCAAAATGGAAGAATACGGACATTTGGACACGGTGGAAGTGGCAAACCGTATCAATGCCATAATCAGCGAAATGCATCCGGCGCGGGTGTTTTTGGATATGGGCAACAACGGCGCGGGTGTGTACGACATCTTAAAAGACCGCGGATTTGGGAAAATTGTGCGCGGGGTTAATTTTGGCGGCAAGGCAATCAATGACGACCGCTACTTCAATAAGCGCGCCGAAATGTGGGCTTTAGCGAATGAGTGGCTGAAAGATGAAAACATTGTGCAGCTTGTCAACGATGACGAGCTGTTGGACGATTTATGCAGTGTCAATAAAGGTTATGACAACCGCGGGCGCTTGCAGTTAGAGAGTAAAGACAAGGTAAAAGAGCGCATCGGACGTTCGCCGGATAAGGCGGATGCGTTTGTGCTGACTTTTGCCGAGCCGGTATATGATAACGGCAAAATACAAACAATAGGAATGAATAACACGGCGATAGAAAGTTTGTTTGCCGTAAAAAAGGACATGGGATGGTAAAAATGCAAAAAGCAATAATGGACAGGGTATTCGTGAAAGAAGACGCGCCGAAACAGGGCGCGTTTTTAATTGAGGTAAACAACCGCACCAGAAGCGGTATTGTGGAAAGTGTGGGCGAACAGGTTAAGAGCGTGAAAGTCGGCGACCATGTTGTTTTTTGCGACTGGGCGGAATTGGATGCGCTCGACGGTTTGACCGCAATCCGCGAAAAATATTTGTTGGGAGTTATAACGGATGAATGAATTACAAGAAAAAATCGACGATGTGGATGAGGTTAAGAAGTGGCTTAATCGGATTACAAGTGCCGAGAAAAAATGGAACACTTATCATGACTTGATTAAGGAAATCCGCGACTATTACAAAAACGAAAAGAAGAAAAACAAGCAAAATATTTTCTGGTCGAGTGTGGAAACCTTAAAGCCGTTCATCTACTTTAAGCCGCCGGTGCCGTACGTTGAGCGCAAAAGCAAGGTAAACAATCCGGTTGAGGATATGGCTTGCAAAATCCTTGAAAAGGCATTGACGCATAATTTGGAAGCGCAAGATTTTGACGGCGTGATTAAATATGCCCGCAACGATTTTATTTTGAGCGGTTTGGGTTTGACGTATGAAAAGTATATTCCGACGTTCAAAACCATAGTCGCACCGGTAATCAACGAAAACGGTGTGCCGGTTATGCAAACAAGCGAGATTTTGGAAAGCGCAAAAGTTGAAACGACCTATATTGACCCGAAAAATTTGTTGACCGATTGCAACCATGTGGCGGTTTGGGAAGATTGCGCATGGGTGGCGCAGATTATCGAAATGACCAAGCAGGAAGTCATCGACCAGTTTGGTGAGGATATTGCGGCGCAGTTAATCGAGCGCGGATTTTCTATGCAAGAAGAACTTGACCGCCCGACCAAAGTATATCGCATTTGGGATAAATCCGGCAAGCGCATATTGTATTTGTCGCAAGAAGTTAAAGACAGATTTTTACGCATTGATGAAGATGTGTTGAAAATCGAGGGCTTTTATCCGTTCCCGAAACCGGTATTTGCAACGTTGGCAAACGACGGACTGATTCCGACACCGGATTACAGCGAAATTAAATGTCAGCTTGACGAGTTGGACGGTGTGAATGCCCGCATGAAATTAACCATGCAGGCGTTAAAAGTCAGCGGTGCTTATGACGGCGCGTTTCCGGAGTTGGCAAATTTGCTTGATAAAGATGTGACGCTTATTCAAGTCAGCGATTTTGATAAAATCCGCGAAAAGGGCGGAATTGAGGGTTTTGTCGGGTTTATGCCGATAGGGCAATATATTGACGCATTGGCAGCCCTTGCCGAACGCAGAGCGCAGCTTATGCAGGCGATTTATGAAATAACCGGCGTCAGCGATATTATGCGCGGCAATTCCGACCCGACGGAAACTGCAACCGCGGTCACTAAAAAAACAAACTTCGGTACACTTCGCAACCAAGACCGGCAGAACGATTTTCAGCGTTATTTGACCGATGTGTTAAAAATTAAAGCCGAAATATTGTGCGAGATGTTGACACCGGAATTGTTGGCGCAATATGCCGACCCGAATGCACAGCCGAAAATCGTGATGCAGGCAATCCAGTTGCTAAAGACCGATAAAATCCGCAATTTAACGCTGGGTATTGAAACCGACACTTCGTTTATGCAAAGCGAACAAGCCGATAAAACATTGGAAGCGGTCAAAACCATCCATGAAATGATAACAGCCTCTTTTCAGGTTGTGAGTGCGCAACCGGCATTGTTGGGGTTGTATAAGCAGATGATTGACAGCGTGGTGGTGACTTTGCCGAACACACGGCAATTTACGGCGGCGATTGATGAAGCGTTTACGCGGATTGAAAAAGAATTGGCGCAACCGAGCGAGCCGGATGCCGAACAAAGCGATGCGGCACTTAAAGCGCAGGCGGATATGGCACGGGCGCAAGCCGACCAAGTTAAAAATGCAAATGAATTTGCCATAAAACAACGGCAAAATCAAATTAAAGAGCAAGAAGTATTGCTTAAAAATCAGGTTGAACAGCGCAAACTTGACTTAACGCAAGAAGAAATGGACAGACAAGATGCGTTAAAGCGGGCGGAACTCGCCATAAAAGGCGAAACCGACGAAAACATAACAACGGGAATGGTAAGAGGATTTTAAGCAATGTTTAAGGAGTTTCGATTGCCGGACGGCACCGTGGCGGAAAGCGTTGAAGACGTTGACCGCTACATAAAAGAAAATGATGCGGCTTTGGCAAGCGATTACAGCGACGGTTATTACAAAAACCGTCGTTTTTTTGAGGAAAAAGCACGGCGTGACAAGTTGCATGCCGACTTCATTCACAATTTTAAAAAGGAAATATGGTTAAATGACTGATTTAAGACAGCAAATAGAGGATGCATGGACTTCGGCAGATGAGCAAAGCTCCGCGCAACCGCAAACAGTGGCAACAACGAGTGAAAATAACAATGAGCCGGCACCTGCAGAGCCGACCGAGGTTATTACCGCACCGAACAGCTACAAACAAGAATATAAAGACAGTTTCAATCAACTGCCGACCGAATGGCAAAAATATTTGGCAACGCGGGAAAAGGAAGTTGAACAGGGATTGTCTAAAGCCCGTAATCAATACAGTTGGGTTGACAAAGTGTATAACGACCGCCGCGAGGCATTGGCGGCGCAAGGGTATAATTCGGCGCAAGATTACATTAACGACCTTGTGCTTATATCCGATGCGTTGGCAAAAGACCCGACGGCGACACTTGAAGCACTTCGGTCAAACTACGGTGTTGAGGCAAGCGGGCAAGAAAATAACGCCTTGCAAAGACAGCTTATGGCACTTCAACAGACGGTTAATCAGCAACAAAGCTATTTGAATGCACAACGTCAGGAAAGCATTATGAACGCGCTCAATGCGTTTATGAATGCCAAAGATGAAAGCGGCAACGCTAAGCATATTTATTTTGACGATGTGCGTGATGAAATGGTGCAGTTGCTTAAATCCGGTTTGGCGAAAGATTATGAGGATGCGTACAATCAAGCCGTATGGCGGGTTGAAAGTGTGCGTAACAAAATGATTGCCGCACAGGCAAAAGCCGAACTGGAACAAAAGACGGCAACGGCGCAAAAAGCCAAAACCGCCGCTTTTGAACCGACTTCAAAAACCGAGGGAACGCCTAAAAAGCTAAGTCTGCGCGAGGAACTTGAACGCAATATGGCTATGTTTGGAGAATAAAAATGGCAAATCCTAATTTTAATAACGTGTTGACCACTACGCTTGAAAACAGAATGGGCGAGTTGGCCGACAATGTAACAAAAAACAATGCGCTTTTGTATAAACTTGACAAGCGCGGCAATCGTCGTCCGTTTTCCGGCGGTACAAAAATCGTCGAAGAAATTAACTATAACGAAGGCGATAATGTTTGGTATTCCGGTTACGACGCAATTAACTTCACAAATCCGCAGTTGTTTACGGCTGCCGAATATGTGATGAAATTGTTGGCGGCTCCGGTTGGTGTTTCCGGCGAAGAATTGTTGATGAACAGCGGCAAAGAACGCGTAATCGACTTGTTTGAGGCAAAAATCGACAATGCCGAAGATACTTTGCGCAACAAAATGAGCCAAGCCATCTATTCTGACGGTACCGGCTCGAACGGTAAGGAAATCGGCGGTCTGCAGTTGCTTATTGCCGATGACCCGACCACGGGCACGGTTGGCGGAATTAACCGCGCTACTGCCGGCAATGAATTTTGGCGCAATAAATCGAGCGTACAGCAAGCCGCTTTGACTACCGCGACAATTTACGGTGCGATGAATGACCTGTATCTTAAATGTTCGCGCGGTACCGATAAGCCGGACTTGATTGTTGCCGACGACACAATGTATCAGATTTATGAGAGTTCGCTTGTTCCGCAACAGCGTTTTGTTAATGCCGAAATGGCAGAGGCAGGATTCCAAAACCTTAAATTTAAGGGTGCGGATGTGATTTATGACGGCGGTGACGGTGGTTACTGTCCGGCAAAACACATGTATTTCTTGAACACCAAGTATTTGAAGTTGCGTCCGCATAAAGACCGCGACTTTAGACTTATCGGCGACAGAAATCGTGTTGCAATCAATCAGGATGCAATTTACGCTATCATCGGTTGGGCGGGTAACTTGACCATGAATAACGCAAAACTGCAAGGCGTATTGGTTAGCGCATAATTTATGGGGGCGGCGTAAAAAACCGCCCCTTTGTTTTTGAAAGGATAAAAAAATGGATTTAGATTATGAAATGTTTGACAGCTATCTCAAAGGCAATCGTGAAGAAAGCAACGTTTTTGCGCGTTTTTACGATAAATGGATAAAGACGGAGGAAGTGCAAGATAACGGAATGCCGAAATATGTGCAACGGCTTTATGTTGAGATTAAAGTCAAAGGCAATCCGGATATTGTCGATAAACTGGCAAACGAACGCGATTTTATTCGCTTTCCGCGCGAATATGCAATTTATAAAAATAAGGCGGAAAAAATCAAAGAGGGCACACCGCTCAATCAGTTTGCATTTTTGGATGTGCGGCAAATTGATATGTGTGACCGCTATGGAATTTGGACAGTTGAAGCATTGGCGGGTTTGAGCGACGAACAGGCAAAGGAAATCAACCTGACAGATGAAAAAGCCAAGGCAATCAGTTTTATGGAATTTGCCAAGCATAACGATGTGATTGCCGAATATGAGGAAAAAATCAAAAAGTTAAACGCAAAAATCGCCAAATTGGAAGATGAAAACAAGGCTTTGAAAGCTAAAAATAAGGAGGAATAATGGCAAGCATTTTACAGATAGCGCAAGAGGCGGCGGACATTTGCGCCGTACAAAGACCGAAAAATTTGATTAACTCAACGGCGCAGAATGACCAGCTTTTCGCAAGCGTTGTCAACTCTACGCTATCGAGTTTAATGCGACAAGCCGAATGGCAGGCAATAACGCGCGATGCGTCTTTTATGACGGTTGACGGGCAAAAGGAATATTTAATCGACAATATTGTGCCGGATTTTCATGCGCTTATTAACGGCACGTTGTATATTAAGGATAATATGCGGTTTGTTATCGGCGCGATAACTGAGGATAAATGGGCGCGGCTCAAACAGTTTCATTCGCCGGAAATCGACCTTATTTTCAAAATCCAAAACAACAAAATAAAGTTTTTGAAAAATCCGGGGTGCTTAAAATTGCACTTTACCTATAAATCGAATGCAATTTGTTATGATGCCGCGACCGAAGAGCCGAAAGCAGAAATAACGGCAAATACCGATATTCCGATATTCGATGAATATTTGGTTAAATTGGGTATTGTTTGGCGGTTTAATAAGCGCACGGGCTTAGACTATACCGAAGAATATAACGAGTATCAGCGCGAACTTAATAAGAGTTTTGCTTTGAGTAAATCCGCCGGCGATATTCATTTGAATACCGGTACGGCATTGTTTGACGATAGCGACGGAGTAATTGTAGATGTCAATGTATCAGGTCATTCGTTCTGTTAAATCAAAAGAGATAACATTACCGGCTCCGATTATGGGCTTAAACCGTAAACAGCCGCTGTCGGCAATGGAGCCGCTGTATGCCGTGACAATGGATAATTATATTCCGCTTGACAGCAAAGTTGAATTGCGCCCCGGATATACCGAATATGCAAATTTAGGCACGGGAGCGGGCGGAGTGCAGACATTGGCGGCGTATCATTTGCCGAACAATAATCGCTTTTTTGCCGTGTATGACAATAAAATATGGAACATAACAAGCCGAGGCAATCCGGAAAGCGACATGGGGATTACGTTAAGCGAAAGTTATTGCCAGACGGTGCAATATAAAAACTATTTGTATTTTATGAACGGCGCAGACACGCCAAAGGCTTTTTATATTGATAACAATAATGTCGAGCATATCGGCGATTGGGGCTTTACCGGCACAAATTTGACAGCGTCAAAGATTATTGCGGGCGCGGTCAGCAAAGAGTTTTTGTGGTTTGTGGAAAAAGACAGCTTGACAGCGTGGTACACGGCGCAGGCGGGTAATATATCCGGCACGCTTAACAGCTTTGATTTGTCGCAGTTTGCAAAGTGGGGCGGTTATTTGGTCGCGATTGCAAACTGGACAATCGACGGCGGCACCGGCATAGATGATTATACGGCTTTTATCACCTCCGAGGGCGAAATATTTGTTTATGCCGGTACTAACCCGAACGATGCGGGCAGTTGGGAGCTTAAAGGCACATATAAAATAAGCAAGCCTATTGGGTATCGCGCGACAATGCAATATCAGGGCGATATTATCATAATTTGCCAAGACGGATATTTTCCGATGGGAAAAGCACTTGCGGCGGCAAATGCGGGCGATAGTTTGGTGGCTTATAGCGACAATATCCGCGGACTTGTTATTGACCGCACGGCAAATAATAAATGGCGCAAAGGTTGGCAAAGTGTTGTTTATAATAAAAAAGGCTATGCCATATTCAATGTGCCGGTCAGCGAGCAATTTGAGCAGCATGTGGTTAATGTGGCAACCGGCGCATGGTGCCGATTTGTAAATATCCGCGCCAGATGTTGGTGTGTGTTTGATGACGATTTATATTTCGGCTCAGATTGGCAGGTATTCAAATTTGACGACAGCAACAGCGACAACGGCACCACGATTGAGGGAGTTGTTGAGCAGGCATTTAATGATTTTGGAATTGCCGGAGTAAAGAAAATATCGTTATTAAATCCGCGTACGGCATCCAGTTCGCCGTATGAATTAACCGTATATACCGATGTTGATTATCGCAACCGTAATTTGCAATATACCGAAAACATCGGATATGTAGGCGGTACTTTGTGGGATGTTACACCGTGGTCAACCGCACAAAATCAGATTTCATTTTGGGCGACCGATAGGGTTTCGGAAGTGCAAAGTCAATGGATTATGAACAGCGCGGTCGGGGTTAAAGCAAGCGTGGTTTTCAAAACAAAGACAAAGGGGGTTTTGATTGACTGGTTTGAAACAGGAATCCGCTTTGAAGTCGGAAGCGGCATTGTATGAGATTAAGCCCGATTGCGGCGGTGTTATTCAAAAATGGATATGCGACGGATTGGGCGAGAATACCGATTGGATAGGGGATAGCTATACTTTCGGCATAAGTTATAAAGGGCAGATAATTGCCGGAATAATTATGAATAATTATCGCAAAGATTTGGATGTGTGGTTGACAATATACAGCGTTAATCCGCATTGGTGCAGTAAAAGCGTTATAAAATATACGTTTAAGACGTGTTTTGAAACGCTGAATTGCAAAAGAGTAAATATTTTCGTGAGTAAAGATAACCGCAAAAGCCTTAGTTTATGCGAACGGTTGGGGTTTAAAAAAGAGGGGTTACTTCGACAATACCGAGAAAACGGACAAGATTGTTACATTTTAGGAATGTTGAAAAAGGAGTGTAATTGGTTATGAGTAAAGCAGTTGGAAAAGTTGCCTCAATGACGCCGCTCGGGCAGATTGTTAAAATGGCGCAAAATGGCACAAAAATCAAATATGACGGTTCGGCAAACGACGATTATGCGGATTATCTGGCAAAATATGATACAAGCAAAGTTGATAAGACTTTAAGCAATTTGCAAGATTACGCATTGGCGCAAAGTCAGAATATCAACAATATGGGCGAGTATTATTTCCCGCGGGTTGATGCCGATAAATGGACATTCAATGTTGATGCAAGCGAAGAAGCCAGACGGCAAGCGCAAGACGCAACGTATAATTCGTATATGGACAGGCTTAATCCGCAATTTGAGCGGCAAACGGCAGACTATGCGACAATGTTGCAAAACAAAGGTATTCCGGTAGGAAGTGAGGCATATTCGCGAGCCATGAGCGACTTACAAGACCGGCAGAATGCGGCGGTTAATCAGGCGGCGTATGAGAGTGTACTCGCCGGACAAAATGCCTATGCGCAGGATTTACAAAATCAGATTGCGGCGGGTAATTTCGGCAACACGGCAAATACAAACTTTAATAATGCGCAACTTAACGCAAACACGGCACAATCTGCATATATGGCGCAAATTTTGGCAGCATTGGGTGATGCACCGACCGAATCCGATATTCAGGGCGATATTTATGCGGCGCGAGCAAATAAAGCGGCGAATGAATATGCGGCACGTCAGCAGACGGTGGCGAACAGACTGGGCTTAGTCAACGGCTTGTTGAGTGCGGGTGCCAAAGCAGCCGGAGCGGCAATGGGCGGTGCAGCCGGTGGTTTAGGTTAAGGAGTAAAAAAGATGTGGAAAAACAATATGCAAGCAATCGCGAATATCGGCGCAATGACACGTCCGCAGTTTCGCAATATGCCGACGCTTGATTTGGCGGGGGCAATCGATAGCTATTACGATGCTAAAAATGCGGCAACGCAAAGTGAATTGGCACGGCAACAGCGCGAAAAAATGAACGCATTTGCCGACGAATTGACGGCGCAACATCCGGAAGCGGCGGCGCGGATTGCCGTTGACCCAGCAGCATACGCAAACTATTTGGACGAGCAAGCCAAAGCCGAGCGCGACCAGCAATATAAATTGGATTATTTGAACAAGCAGTTTAATAATTCTTTGGCATTGGCTGACCGGCAAAACGCAAACTCAATCGGCTTGGCGCGGATTAAGCAACAACTGGAAAATCAGGCGGCGGCACAGGCGAGAGCCGAGAGAGCGGCACAACTTGACGAGGCATTAAATAGCGGCACGATAACCCAAGAGCAGTATAATCGGGCAAAACAGCGCGATTTGTTGGGCGATATTGTGAACGGTGGCGGAGTTGCGCCGGACGGTGTGGCATTAACCGGAAACAAGGCTTTTGATGATGCTTATATGAAAGAAACCGGAAAAAAGACCGCACAAATAAAACA